TGGGTCTATACTTTGATCGCCAATTTGTTGTAGGTAAGGGTCTATATCACCTGCCCTAATTGCCTGTTCACGTTCATACAATTCTGGATAATTTTGTTCTAAACTACCCATAGTATAAGAACCCCTGTCCATATACCCACGATAATAGTCAGCACCTAAATCTTCAATGCCTTGACCTACCCTTGTTAGCTCTTCTGGTGTTCTTCCTGTTGTTAAATTTTCAAGGTAATCTAATCCTCTAGGCTGTTCGTCTAATAACGCTAACTGCCTTCGTGTTGCTTCTTGTTGTGCAGGAGTTAAACCAATACCTACTTGTTGTTCTATAGGCAACTCGCTAGCAGAAAAAGCTCTGTCATATATAGGTTCGTTAATAGGTTTAGATATTTCTGTTTGATCTCTCATTCCTGGACTATTTGCTACAGGTTCGCCTCTAAAAATTGCCATTTATTATCTCCCTACTGAACTCATAGTTCTTAATCGAGCAAGTCTTTGTGATGCTTCTTCTTGATTTGCATCCATATCTGCAAAATCTTGTGCAAAGTCATAATTAGAACCTACACTTGGCTCAGGTAATGTAGATTGCGTATTTGAAATAGGTTTTGTTTTTATTCCTTCTTCATCTCTAAACAACATACCTTCACCAAGATTATTATATTCTTCATCTGTATTTAGCTCTGGTATTAAAGAAAAAATCTCATTTTCTGGAATACCTGCTTGTCTAAATAAATCTACTTGTTGTTGTGTAATGCCCATGTTTAAATTTTGCATATTACCAATGTTTTCAAAACCGCCACCTGTTATTAAATTACCTAACTCTGTTCCTGTAGGAAATGTGCCACCATAATTATCTAAGGCAGGAGGACCTAAATTGCCTTGTGCTGAACGATCTATACCTTGTTTATACATATCATCTACTGTGCCACCACGAAAAGACTGACCAAAACCTATTAAATCAGCTAACTGACCATACATTCTCATCCAATCATCAGGAACAATAGGCAAAGTACGTGAATCTTGTTTTACATCTTCTGTGCCTGTTTTTTCTGTTTTTTCTTTTGTTTTTGAAAAACCGAAACTTAAACTATCTAACATTATTACCTTCTCCTGCTTGTTGGATTAATGTCTATTGATGGAGTACCCTGTCTGTAAAAACTAGGTGCATCAGTTGCACTCCATGTAATCTTAGCTACTTGTCCTGTTGCTCTAACATCAACACGACCTGTATTGTTTGTTATGTTTTGAGAACTGTACGCACGTTCATTAGTGCCTCTTGCATCTCGTATTTGAGTGGTAAAGGTTACGTTATAACCACCTTGCAAATCTTCTGCATCAGGGTACATACCATTAATAAGCAAATGCTTATCACCATCACCAATATCAAACCAACCACTTGTTAATGACCAAGAACGTGCAGAGCCATCATCTGAGTACCCTTTTTCGTGAAACCAGATATTGCCATCTGTATCTACTGCCAATGGATATTGATAACTTCCTGCATCACACCATGAAGATCGGTTAAATGTACCTAAACTCCATGTTCCGTTTGTATAACTGTAAATAATATAACGAGATACTTCGTTTCCATCACGTTCATCAGGGTAGCTCCACCACACCTCATTGTATGCTGAGTTATGCCATGCGTATATTTTATCATGCTGTACCCATGCTAAATTACTAAACATTTCTCTTCGTACAGAGCTAACAATGGGTTCTAACTGACCACCACCATAGGCAAAAAACTGACCACTTGGGCTTAACCAATACAATCTTCCTCTTGCTTCACAAACTGCATTAGGACTAATTAAACCACAACCAGTACCTACTAAATCAAAGTTAAATACAGTTGTAGGGTCAGACGTAAACCGCATAGTGTAAATCATGTCATTACCAAGAATAACATTTTCATTCTGCATAGATATGCCACGCACAAGATATGTACCATTACTCAAAGTAAAGTTACCTGCTAGGTTACTTGCACTTCCTGTCCATGTCTGATTGTTTCCTGTATCAGTCCAAGAAACTCTTAATGGGTCATAATTACCATTACCATCTGTGCTACCAACCGCTACTAATATTCGTTCTGGTGTTACAAATGTAGAGCCAACTTTAGCAGGTTGATTGGGTATTAAATTAGCACTCATTAATTGCTTAACGGAAACATTGTCAACCGCACCGTTTAAACCACCTCCTGTTAGTTTAAATGTTTGACTGCCACCATTTCCTGTATAAAAAACCTCTTTATATGTACCTGATGAGCCTATTGCTGCTTTTATTGTTGTAGTTCCCCAAAAAGCATAAACAGAACCACTTGCAATACTGACATCAAAATCTAATATTGCCCATGCACCTGCACCTAATGATATAGATTGTGTTAAGTCACTATTAACTGCGGATGCTTTAATATCACTCCCTGTTAAACTCCACCCTGTACCTAAAGTCCAATAACCGCCAATAGTGGTAAATCCACCATCACTAATAGCTTCTGTTGCACTTGATTGTGGCGACCATTCATATATCTGACCTTCTCTTGGGCAAGCAATAAGGTTCTGACCCCATTTAGCAAGTGTCCATGTTCTAGGAAATAAATCTAAATTTGTACTAGGGCTTGCAAATCCGTCAGTACCAAAACCACCTGTTCCATAACCTAAACCTCCAAGACCATTTTCTTGTCCAGGTGCTAAACCATATTCATAATCAACAGTGCCACCACCTGTTGCACCGCTAGTTGCTTGTGCTGTATGTGTAATTGTATAGGCATTAACACTTGTTACACTAACAACGTGATAATCACCATTGATTGTAATTCCACCAACTGCACTTGCACCAGAAAATCTAACAAGCTGATTTACTTCTAAACCATGAGATGTATCACCAACAGTTACTGTTGTACTTTCATTTACAGTTGTAAATGGGTTAGATAATGTGCCACGTTCAATAATTGGTGTAATTGTTAATAAATCACCATCATTATCCATAGCATACAAGTCTGTATTACTGCCTATAGCAAGGTAAGGATTACGACTATTATCACTCCATGTCATCATACCTCTGGCTTTACCATATATTGTTTCAGTAGAAGCCTTTTCCTGACCGCCTATTGTTTCTGGTTTTCCATTTACAAACCGTATTTTATCTGCATCAACAAAATAGTTTTCAGCCGTCAAAGGGCTATCGTCTGGATGTATGCCTGGTTGTATGCGAATTGCAGATAATGGCATTACACTTTTGTCCAAGCATTTAAAAAAGCAGTTCGTTCATCACTTGTCATAATTGATTTACTAACCAATGTTGACGTTAAACTTTCTGTAATTTCTTTGGTAAAAAACTTAGACCCTGCATAGCGTTCATAGGCATATATAACATCACCGTCAGAACTATCTCTCATAGCCTTAATCACAACACCATATCGTGATGCAGTTAAACCTCCTGCAATCCATGTGTCCATAAATTCAGTTTTTGTTAATTTTTTAGGTTCTGTGTATTCCCGAGGAACGTGTTTTGAATAATCAGCATTTCCATTTTTATCATAATATACTGCCATTTTTATTTCCTTTTATTTAACTCTTAAACACATAGCAGGACCAAATGTATTCCATGTTGGAGAACTAATATCTGGTAAAGTTGTGTTATATGTAAATGCTTTTTTCCAACAATAACCGTAATTATTGACTGCAAAATTTCCTCCTGCCCAAATTACATTTCCATAATTGGTTTGAAAGGCTTTATGGTTTGTCCCTGGTGTATCTTTAATAAATTGTGCGTTAGCATTTAAAGAAAAACCAACCCAATATAACCCTTTTGTTATACTAATATCAGCAGTCGTATCAGCTACGCGAACTGTAGCATTTCCATCAAGTGCAACTTCAGCCGTTTGACCTAATTTAGTTGTTGGTTGCCCTGTTGCATCACTTTGCCATATGCCCATGACAAAATCATCTCCGCTATCACCAGTTGACCAGTTTTCCATAGCAATCCCATCACAGGTAAAATCTGCTCTTGCAATAAAAGCTGATGCGTAAATTTGACCTGTTGAAAACGTATCGCCTGAAAAAGTTCCATCTCCAACGAATGTTGATTGCATAGAATTACTTGGATAACAATTATCGGTATCTAATGTATCATTTGGATAATGACTTAGATTAACTGCACCTGCTGTTGGTTTATGTATACCCATTATGTAGCTGTCCTTTCTAATCCATCAACGACTACTGACACATTAGTTGCAGATGAATACGCAACTATAATTTGTGCAGCTTGCATATGGATTCCTGTGCGTTGAAAACTTTCATTAGCTGCCAAGCTGTAATCATATTCTATGTATTCATCATTTGATGGTGTGCTTCCATCTGCATTAGCTAATCGTACTGTTACTGCTGATGAATTTCGATTGCAAACATTTACATTAACTAAAGCCTCTTTTCCAGAGCCAACAGTATAAACTGAGGTATTTGTGGTAGCACTAAGATCAGCTTTACCAAGTAGTTTTAAACTCATATTATTCTCCTATAATGACATAGCATAAGACAATGCGTGTTCTTCAATGGTTGCAGGAACAGTCGCAGTAATTTGTAAAGTTTCGTTTGAACCATCATTAAGTGTAGTGACAGTAACATTACTTCCTGCAACAATTTTATTTTCAAGAAAATTTGACGTTGTATCATTGGAAGATACTTTTGCTTTACCATCTAAGGTTACACTACTCGCTACTGTTAAACTTTCATCTGCACCTGCACTATTAACTGTTAGTGTTATTCCTGTACCTGCCTGTAAAGCACCTCCACCACCACCAAGAAATCTATTAGTAGTATCAGAAGATGTAACTTTTACTGTACCTGCTGTTGATGAAGATGTTGAAGCTGCAATAGCTGTGTCCATTTGTCCTTTATTAACTGCATCGCTATCAAGTGTACCTGTAGTGAGGTTAAGGATTTTACCACCAACTGTAACTGCACCACTCGTTTGCATAGCACCGTTTACAAAAAATGGTCTGGAATAAACATTAGAGCCATCACAATACACTGTCGTATAAAAACCTGTTGGAATAGTCGGTCCAGTTCCACTAGATGTTTTAGGTACTATGTTTGCTCCACTTGCATTGTAAATAATAAAATGTTTTTCAGAACTAGGTACAACTACGTTTGCAGAGCTTGATAAACTACCTGTAAACAATAAAACTCTTTGTTTTGCTTGGTCGCTAACAGTGTAATTAGATGTAGTAAGAGTATAATCACCTGTTAAATTAATAGTTTCTACACCATCTGTTATCTGGTCAACACAATCTAATACTTCATTAAGTTTTGTGTCTCCCCATGTATTAACATTACTGCCTAAACTTTGTTTGCGTAGTCTGTTTCTTGTGGTTGCTGAATCTGCCATATTTTTTCCTAGCTTACTGTTGCTCCGTCTTTAACTCTTTTCCAGTTACTGCCATCACTTGTTGCAATCGTTCTACCGCCTGTTTCATTGGAAACTATAATTGCTGTATTAATAAATTCAGCAGGGTCAGGTAAATCGGCTACCAAGTAGGATTGTAAAGGTAAAGGTCTTTGAAATTGTCGTTCTATAAATTTTGTTATTTCTATTGGGTTATTGCTTACAAGGGTAGATTGTTTGGTCATGCAATAGCAACCTGGACACTAGCTCTTGTTGGCACAACACCAAATCGTGTTACTCTGTCATCTCTCATTAGGTCAGCTAATTGAGCATCATAAAAACTTTCCCATATCTGTGTTGCATTATAATCTTGCACATACAAACATAACTCAACCATAGAAGCACCGACATAAACACCTATTGCATTTTCTAAAACCCAATTAGATGTATTAGACGCTGACAAAGCAGGTATTGATTCATAGTAAATAATTCTAAGATCATAAGAAGCATCTGGTATTGGTCTAAAAAAAGCCTTGTTAGTGCCGACTATTGAATAGGCTTGTGGTTTAGATTGTGTTGTAGATGGAAACGTATTAAATAAACTGTTAATATCTCCATACCCTTGCAACACTGTGTAAGGATTTGTTGTAATTGCCATACTGCGTAAAGCTAAAAAACCTGTTGGCATAGTAACTGATTCAGTACCACCAGTTGTATTAAGTGTATCATCAACTTTTTCCATATGGCTGATACCACCTTTAGACATAATATTGTTTTGTATTCTTTGCTCTGCTTGTGCAATAGCTCTTTTAATCTGACTGTCTAAAGCTGTTGGTGAAAACGTAGTTACAGCATCAGATAAATCTGTTCTGTTAATTGTATCTGCTAAATGGGCTTGTAACTCATTATAGTTTTCAATACTCATATCTCACGTTTCCTGTTGCCTATTTTATGGGGTACAGTTTTTAAATATTTGTTGTCAGGGTCATCAAGAATAGACTTAGCTTTTTTCTCGTCATAAAGTCCTGTTCTTGCTTCCAAGCCTGATTGCTCTTTTATCTGTTGGAATAACATTTCTGGTACAGAAAACTCTTGCACCATTTCTTTACCCTTATAACCATCAAAGTTATTCTGTTTTTCTTTGTTTAGCTTAACAGTTGCTTTAGCAATATTGTCAGGTAATATTTTTCCTACAGTAATTTCTTTTGTTTTATGGTCAACAACCATGTAACTTTTTGTGTAAGTTAAAGGGTCTGTTTTTACATAAACAGCTTGCTCTTTATTTTTCTTAACAAGTTTATAATCCGATAGTACAGGATGACCCATACCTAATAACGGAGCATCTTTTTCTACGTCTTTATTTCTAATTTGCATAATAAAAAAATGGAGAGGCGTTTAAACCTCTCCACTCCAAGAAGGTTACGATAAATTACTTACAAAAGCATGGGCTTTAGGTGCACCAATTTTAAGTGTGTAACTAGCATAAATCATTTCTCGATCTGCCAAACCTGTTGTTCCCAAAGGTCTGTTTTGCATTGGCTCAAGAAATGCTACTTCTGCATACTTACTATCAACCATGAAAGCAGTAATATCTAAGAAAGATGTATCACTTGCCATTTGTCTGTTGACGGTTACAGCAATAGAACCAAAGTCCGATAGCCAACCTTCTACAGAACCAACAATAGTTGCAGCTTCATCTTTACTGATGCTTTGACGTACTTGAGCAGCTCCACTAATAGAAGATGCTAATGCAAGACCAGAAAACTTAATTTTTTGGTCAGGTGAAAGCATAATGAAATCTGGTGCACCACCATCTACATAGGCTTCTTTCAAAGCACCATTTAGAATAGTAAGTGTTAATGCTCTTGTTGTGGAATTAGCAAAATTCCAAGCATCAGTTCCATCACCTGTTGCAGCAGTAAATCTTTCTGTGCCTGTATTATCAGTATTAGTGATAAATGATGGTAAACCTGCACACTCGGTAACAGTTTGAGTGCCACCGACTGTTTGTGCATTGTTGTTTAACAAAATTACTTCCATATCACGTTTGAGTTCCAAACCACGAAGTAGTCTTTGTTCGTCCAGTTCGTCATCAATTCCTGCGACATCAACAGCATTAGCAGTTGTTGTTACAGCAAATGTTTTGAAAGAAATAGCAACTCTGTTTCCAACACGACTACGAGCTGTAGCAGCAGTTGGTGTAGGCTCATCACCTTCAAGTTGGAAGTTACTTGTGCTTGGTGAAGCAAGAGTTTGAATTTGCCATTCTACAAAACGGTTAGTAGCTCTACCTGCGGTAGAAATATTACTCTGAAAAGGTGTCTCTTCTGGGTCTATGCGATAGACAATATCGGCAAGGTCCTCCCTTATACCTATCTGAGCAAAGGTATTTTGGGCATTTGTTGTCATTGTCATGACGTTATTCTCCTAAAATAAAATTATGTTTTAGAACTACGCTTTGCTTTCATTAAAGCCATAGCATTAGCTCTGGATGGGTTTTTATCAAAAGCCTCTTGTGCTGATGCAACAACACGATTTTTACCTGCTTTTAAACTTGTTTTTGCTCCCCCTTTAAGAACTTTTGGCTTACGAGCAACCTTTTTATTTGCTGTTTGGACTTTTTTAGAAGTCTCAGCAAATCTTCGTGCCATATCTAAAGCCATAATAGCTCTTGGGTCTGCAATATTATGAATTTCGTCAGCACCAAAACCAAGTTTTTCTAATGCAAACTGTGATGTTTTTGATAAATCATTTTCAAATACATCTGCTTTTTTCCAATCTGATCTATACACACCAGACTGTAAATCATTAACAGCGTTTTGTTTTGATTTTTCTATAATGTTTGTTTGCTCTTGTCTTAGTATAGCAACAGCATTTTGGCGTTCTTGTGACCTTTTTTCATAACGTAGTTTATATATCTGCCAATCATTAGGATTAGTTTCTGCTAATTGTTCCCAATTTGGCTCTGGTTCTGGTTTCATAGATGCTAAAGCAGCATCTAAAGCAGTAATTCTAGCTTTTGCTTCCGATTCTACAGCTTTTCGTTCACTAGCGAGTTTCTGTGTTTTTCGGGTATAATCTGCTTCACGAAGATAACCTTTTTTGATGTCATCAGCAGTTAAAGGTGTTCCATCATCCAAAGTTAAAAGAACACCATTGGTTTCTTCTATAACTTCTTCTTCTGCAACCTCTTCTTCTGGATTTTCTTCTTCGGTTGTTTCTTCGGGCGTTTCTTGTTCCTGTTCTTGAGCTTCAACAGTTTCTTCTTCAACAGCCTTAACTGTTTCTTCTTCTACTGCCTCTTCCTCTTCGGGTGCAGGTTCATCAGCTTTTGTAGATCGTGCTTTCGCCAAAGTACGAGCTGCTTCTGAAACTTTATCTTGTTCTACACTTCTTTGTGCTTGGAGAGCCTTAACTCCTCCATGCAAAGACAGAGCATTGTTGCCTTGATCTAAAGGCAAGGTCATGTTGTCGGACATAAATACCTCTTATTTAATGTTAAAATGATGGAATAAACCTCTTTTTAGAGGCAAATTCACGCTGTTGCTTGTCAGTTAATTTACCGCCATGCAGTACAGCTTTTAGATGTTTTTCTACAACATCTATATCTTTATATGCCTCCAAGTAACGATAACGACCTAAATCATCTTTTTGATCGCAAAGTGATGCTTGTTGCATATAAGTTTTCTTTAAAACGTCAAAACTTTCCCAAATTGCAGGATTTTTCTCTGCATCTTTAGCCCATTGTAATCTTTCTTCTTCGGTCATGCTGGTTTGCTATGTTTTTTATCTTTATTAAACATACCTTTTAAATCAGATGATGTGCCTTTATACTCTTTACCTATGTTGTATTTATATTTTGCACCAAACGTAAGAGAAGGCACAAATTTATTTCCACCAATTCCTTGTTGTCTAAAAATATTAGCGTCTATAGATGGTCTTGGTTTTTTTACTGTATCAGGACCAAAAGGAATATTTAATGCAACACGCCCAGAAGTTCCTGAATAACGAGATGGAAACCCTCCACTTAAACTTACTTGACCTGAAAACCCACCTTTTTTAAATCCTGCCATATTTTTTCCTTTTATAAAAGTTGTTCTAATCCACTAGCAATAATAATAAGCACAGCCAAACCCCATAGCTTGCTATCTAAACGGTCTATCTTTCTTTCTACATCAGCAAATCTTTGTGAACATTCAAGTTCATGTTTTTCTAGTGCTGATCTTAAATCTTTGCTTGTCATGTTCTGTATCGCCTTGTTTTTTTAGCAATCTTTTTAGGTTGTTTACTGTGTTGTTTACCTTTTTTAGTATCTTCTCGTTTCTTGCGTGTTGTCGCTGCATATTCTTTTGCAGACATAGATTTAATAGCTTTCTCTGGTAAATACCGTTCACCTGTTTTACCAGAAGGTTTACCAGATTTAGTACGCCACTTCTGTTTAGTCCACTTCTTAAGACTTTTTTGACTTTTTTTGAGTGCCACTCTTTTTTCCTTTAACTTTCTTCTGAACAGCCTTTGATAACTTACCTAGATGATAGAGTTTTTTGCTGCTTTTTGTATGCGTTTTACCAGAATGTAACTCACCATTAGGCATTTTATGCATACCACCTTTATGTTCTTTACCATCTTTAAAATAATGACGAACTCCTTTAGCCACGATATCCACCTCCTGCTTTCTTGTATTGTTGTGCTAACATTTGAGCTTTACGTGCAGACCATTGACCTGCTTTACCACCTTTTGTACCTGCTTTAATTTTGTTAAATAATCTTTTACGCATAGTCGGTTTAGTATAATTACCTGCTTCATTAACACGACTTTTAGTTTTTTTCTTTACCACGCTTTGCAGCTCCAATAACGTGCTGAAAATTTATCTTTTGCAGTATCACAATTATGCCTTGCTCTAAAAGATTTACGCCTAGCAGGTTGATCTTTTTTAATTGTCATGTTTTTATCGCCAAAACGTACAAGTTTTACCTGATTGCCTTTTTTAGCAAGCACAGCCGATTTTTTAGCACCTTTTACTGACCTTTTAGGCTTGTTATAACCACTAAAAGATTCACCACGATACTGCAATCGACCAGACGGTGTGCGTTTAACTTGTGCTGTTGTTGCCATTAATATTTTTTACCCATTTTTTTAACTTTGTTTTTTGTTTTATTTTTCTTTATTGGTTTCTTTTTATTTTTAGTTTTCATAGGTTTTTTATACATATATCCAGGCATTTTGTTCTCCTAATACAGTTTGTTTTCAGGTGTATAGCCATCTTTATAGGCTTCGTTTATATGCGGTGTTTCTGGGTCATCAGGAATAAAATGACCTTTTTTATTCCTTGTTTTTTCTCCAGAAAGTTTACGCATAAAAAAGTTTTTAATACTTTGCAACCAAGACATAATTCCTCCTAATCAGGGATAATACCCTGTCCTTTTGGTGATTTTTTATCTATTGCATATTTTTCTAAACTTGCTTCTACTTCTAGCTCTTGTAACTTGTTAGTGGCATCAAGAGCCATTTTTTGACGTTTTAACTCAGCATCTAACAACATTTTTTCATACTGCATTTGTAGTTTTTGTATTTCAGCAGGTGACATTTGTGTTCCACTATCTGCAAGAACTTGTGCTTCTTTTAAGGCGAGTTCTCTTGCTTTCAACTGTAAATTCATCATGTCAACCTGGAAGTCCTGTTGATCTTTTTGTTGTTTACGTTGTGCTTCCATTTGCTCGGCAGAAGGTGGTTTTTGTGGTGGTTGATACCCAATAGGTATTTCACCAAAGTATTGTTCAGGGTCTTTTATGCCTGCTGTTTGAGCCATGTCCTGTAAAGCCCTTGAGTATTTATTAAGATCAACAAGAGGTGAATTAAACCCAAACTGACCTATAATAGCTTCCTGCTTACCAACAATAGCATTAATCATAGCCATATCTCTGTCTCTGTTACCTGTACCAAGACCTGTATCAATATTAACATCTGCTTCTTTAAACATTTCCCATTGGCGAGGGTCTATAGCAACTTCCTGACCTGACATACGAATTATACGAGTAAAATCCTGATATTTTATAAGTTGTTTTAGTACACCAGAAAATAGCTTTCTCATGCCTCCATCTGCCCACATACGAGCAATCATTTCTACTTTACCTAAACTTGAACTGTAAGCTATGTTGGCTGCGGTTGCAGTCTGGTTTGCAAGAACATCAGGCTCTAATCCCATAGATGCTTTTGATACACCTGTGCGTTTTTCTGCCTCTGTTTCAAAGTGAGTCAGCATATTAAGAGCTTGGTTTCCAACAAAAGGAACTTGCATCTCACGAATACTACCTGCTCTTGTTACATAGACTGGTGCTCCTGGTGAGAGGTTGGTCAACTGCTCGGGGTTTACTAAGTTGTCAAACACAACCTCTCTTTGGGGAGTCATAGATAAATAACCGCTATCAAGCATCATACGAGTTATAACAGTATTTGCTCTTTGTATTTCTACAAGGGCATCAGCAGGACAACGACCAAAAAACAAGTTAGGAATAGGTTCTGGGCAAAAATCAGAAAATACAATTTGACAGTCATACCGTTCCATAGCAAGAACTTCGACTACATTTTCACCGCCACCACAAACAAAATACCACTCTCTTACCCCTGTACCGTCATAATCACACTTAACAATACCTTCGTGGACTAACACTTCTCTTAATGCAGGGTCAGGACTGTCGGCTCTGTTTCTTTCTCTGTAGTAATCATCATATACTTTTGATTGATATGCTCTGTTTGTATAGGTTGGCAAACGTGCAACTGTATCTGGGTCATAGCCCATTTCAATAAGATCACCTGCTCTGTAATACGTTCTGTGTGATTTTAAAACAGCATCTTCAAGGTTGCGAGCATCCCTTGATATAACAAATTCTTCCCACTCTATGTTTTCTATTTTAACGGTACTAGTGTTTACTGTTCTTTCAACTGTAAGATCATGTTCTGTTAAAGATAACATACCTTCGCCCATAGGTGACGGACCTTCAACAGATGTTGCAGTATGAGCCTTGACTTCAAGTTCTGGATTTGCCTCTACTTTTTGAACAATATCAGCAAACTCCATGTCGTTTAAACCTTCATAGGTTTCTTCTTCTTTCTTACTGCTTTCATTGTAATAACTTTTAACAACACCAACTTTACCTACAAGTGCGTTCCAAGCCCAATCTCTTATAATCATTTCACCATGATTATCTTTTCTAAACACACACTCGTTTACATAATGGGTAATAATTTCTGCTATTTTAGTATTTTGCTCATTATTAGGTTCATAGATAGCTATGTATTTTCCTGCTGTAAACACACGCAGTAAACTAGGCAACATCATATTTATGTAAGTTGATACTGCTCTGTCTGTAACCCTAGACCTGCCTTGTGGTGCAGGTAAATCATCCATAACACCACGATAGTATTCATAGGCTGTTTCTCTGTCATCTGCTATAAATTCTGACCCTTGTATATAGGTCATAGCATCAGAAATTTCAGATGATAAAAGTTGCTTTAATTGATCTTCAGTAATACCTTGCTCTACTTCAGTTTCCATTGTTTCTGTTACTTGCTCAACTTTAGCAATAGGCTCTTCGCCCATAACAGTCTCTTGCATCATTTCTTCATCTAAAATTTGGGGTTCTGCCACTATTTTGCACCTTTAAGTATTGAGGCTATAGTTACTGTTACATTTGTTCCAGTATGTGTTGCCATATAATTAACAATTTTTGTAATATTATTATAATGTGGCTCTTGATCTTGTACTAATGTTGCTCCGTTACTAAACCTCCAATCTGTGCCTAATTTTTTGAACTTTAGTCCTGCCTGTGCAAAGCCCTCAGAAAGTGAGTTTGGTTGTCTGACAGGCTTTATTTTAGGTTTAGGAGGTGTTTTATCGGCTGTTTTAGTTGCTCGTTTCTTTTTTACGCTATCCATGCTGTGTTAAACTCCAATTCTTTGTATTTACGTCTGGGTTTTAAGCCTATAGCCATGTATCTAAAACTATCGGCTGCATGACTTGTCCAATCATGCAAGGGTCTGTTTTTAAATGCCTTGTTTTTATCGTCAAAAGTACGTCTATATTGCTTTAATGCCTCTATTCCACGTTCACATTTTTGTTTATCAAACCAACAACGGTTTAAAATGCTTCGACTTGCCTGTATTCCATCTTCTAAACCAAGTTTTTCAGCAACAAATGGCTCTAAACCAAGATTTCTCAGTACTTCAAGGCGTGATTTTCCTGTTCCAAGCTCTTTTACCTCAACATCATGCGGAAAAACATGAGTTCCATACTTATAGGGTTTATCTTCTAAGACTTTTGCATAATGATCGAGTCCAACACCAGAAGCCTCATAGTAATCTATTAGCCTTACCTCGTTTCCAATCATCTGAATAAACCAAATGGCGGTGCTATCACCAATACCTAAATCCCAACTTGTATGCACTTCATGGTCTGTTTCATAATGTATGAAAGTTATTCGTTTTTCATCCTCTGCCTCTTTCATTTCCTCACCATAATATGCACCTTGTATAGCTGCTTCAAAGGAACACTCGTATTCCTGTGCATATTGATCTTCAGTAAGGTCATGTTCAGCAGATTCTAACTCTTTTGCATCAAGTATATTTGTTTTACTTGCTTTCAAAGTTGTATGAAACCACCCATCTGTAACTGCTTGTTCATACACTTTATAAAAATCGTTATGCCCTCTTGGTGTACCTATCCAAACACACCATCCTTTACGATCTGACAAAGCAGGGCGTATAACTTCCCAAATATTAGGGTTCATATCTGCATATTCGTCTAAAATAATGCCATCATGGTAAATTCCACGCAATCTATTAACATTATCAGCACCATAAAGCCTAATTCTTGCTCCATTATGGTAGTCTATGCGTAATTCTGCTTCATTTATTGTTCCTCCAACTTTTTTTAATATTGGAGATGAATAACTTTTTAAATAATCCCACGCTATATCTTTTGCCATGTTGTAATGAGGTGCAACATAGCTAAAACGTGCTTTATCTTTTTTTGTTTCTATTGCTTTTCTAATTAACTCAGTTACACACGCTACTGTTTTACCTGCTCGCCTGTGTGCAACAATAACTCCGTACCTTTGTTTTCTGTTATGAAAAGGTTTAAAAACTTCTCTTGCACTATAATTTATATCAACCTTCAATGTGTTCAACGTCAATGACCTTTGCATTATCTTCAATATGTTTTGAGTCATTTTGACCAAAATCAGCTATGACTTGAATTTTTACATCACCTTTTACTTCGTGATCTATATTTTCAGACCATCCCATACGAGCTTTTGAATACCAAATACTTGCTTGTAAACTTTCACCAGATTTAGCAGCTTCAATAATTGTTTTTCCAACTTCAAAATCTACTTTTTGCTTACCTGTTTCCATTTCATAAGAGTAATTTTTTTTTAAAGTTTGTAATGAAATAGGTTTATTTGTTTTTTCATTAATAATCATTTTAGCAATTGCTGTAGGTTTATAACCTAAACTTGCTAAGTAAATAACATCTTGTCTTTGTTTATCGTTTGGTTCGTATGGTGGTTGCCCTCTCATGCTGCTTCCTTACCACACCATTTTAGGTTCATTTCTGCATCTGCATGGAGTCCATACCCTGCTGCCAAGCTAGGAAGTAACCCTTCGCCATAAACCTGTATATTTATTGGGTCAAATGCTTTCATTTGTATTAATTCTCCGATTTTTTCTAATAATGCTTCAAAATCAAGACATTGTTTTGCCATATGACTGTTTGTTTTAAATATTTCCTTACCGAGCTTGGATTTTAAAGCTACCTCTCCTTCTCGAGCATCAGGGGGTTTTGGTTTATTATAAGCATGAGCCTTGTCCTCCCTGAGAGAACTGTCAAAACCAAAGAGCCTAAAATCCCTATAACCAAGCAAATAACCCACGAGGACAGACCGCAAGCCAACTGTAGTAGGACCAGGGACAACTTTCCAAGCCCTGTTACGAAACTCCTCATAGAGAATTTTACTTGGGTATTCTTCACCAAAGTAATCAACTCCTGCATGCCAGAGTATAACCTCCGAGCCTTTGAGATTATCGAATACCTTCGGATGACATTGACCTGCCACCAGATATTTGCCCTTTCTATGGGGGTTTTGAACATAATCTTTAACCCATTCTTTAGGGTCTAAAAGGCAAGCATAGTCAGGTTTTATCTTACGACCCATCAAATAATCGTGTGTTTTGTTACACGCTAGTATTTTTGCCTTTTTAGACAGTTTACGAATAGTTTTTAACTCGTCTGCTAAACTCGGACCACCTCCGCAAATCAAAAGTGTTCCTTTTCCTGTGTTTTGATACTCAAAAATATCAGGAAGGTTACGTTTCATAACCTTTCGTGTTCTTTCAACCATTTCCCAGAATAAAAGCCTTCCCTGACCTTTTTTCTGTAAACTTGTCTCCTTTAAATTGGTTTTAGCAAGGGTTTCAAGTGTTACGGTTGACATAAAACAGTTCTCCAACCAATAAGCTCTCCATCAGGGTCTTTTGGAAACTTATTCTGATGAAACTCCAATGGTTTAAACGGTATTAAATCATATGCCTTTTTTAAATCAAAATTACATTTAAAACTGTGTTTTTCCTGCAATTTCATAATCGTATTGGGCAAAGTAACATCTGCAAACTCAGGCACAGTTGGGGTTTGTGCAGAAACGGCAGCTTCTTTGATGTTTTCAGTTATACCCTGCCCAATTCTAGCTGATAATCCATGTCCACCTTCACCAAGCCTGACGGTCGGAATACTTGCTAAAGCAGCTTCCAAGCCTGTTCCACAACCAGAGACATGAATTATACATCTGGAATCTTCTAATCTTTCTAAAAACGGTGTTCTGTCGTCTAATTCACCAAATCCTTCCCAAAAGGACATATCTTCACTTGGGTGACACCGTATAAGTGGGTTTTCAAGCTCATCTATAGCTTTTCGTGTTAGCCCATACCCCTGTATTTCATGGGATATCTGATAAGCAAGAAAATCAAAAACTTCTTCTGACACACCTCCGAGTAATCGGACTGTGCCTATAACCATATCGTTAAAAGTACGACCAAAGTTATTGAGTGTTCCAACCATAGTGCAAAGAACATTACGATTACCTCCCTTGATTTTTGTTGCCAAAATACTTCGTGGGTTGCCTGTTATCTCTACAGGCGTTTGTGTTAATTGCTCAAATAATTGTTTCTGCTCGTCTGAGTGTGCAAATATCATATCTGCATAATCAAGACATCTTTCATCAACACTTGGTTTATACAACTCCATAAGGGGTTGCATAGGAAAAAGCTCTTCATCCATCAGGGTTATTAAATGCCCTGCATTTATTGCATCTGTAAATACGCCTACATCCTGTGTATTAGCGGATTTCCATAATATAACTCCAGGTGGAAGGTCATGCCAGTTCTGCATCTGCCATCTATTACCAATAACAACCTTCCATCCTTTCATCTGTTTAGCAAGCCATTCTCTTGAGGCTAATTCTCTTGCTGACACCTCAACAGGCAAATAAAGTATTTTTTCAACTCTTCTTTCCTGCTTTTCAACAGTTTCCGTTTTAACCTTTTTTTGTGGCAGATTTTCAAAACACCGTCTTAATAAACGAAGGTACAGACGTTCTGCCTCCTTAAGATTAAGGCTTTTCAGCTCATTCTTTGCTTTTGCCTCAAGGTCGTTTAACTCTTTGTTTATTCTTTCTCTCGGTGTAACAACAATCCTATTAAACTTATCCCTGTATTTTTGTCGGGTGGGGTCACTTTCCTGCCATTTATTCTTGCCAGAATTACACCAGATAATGCTGTTATCACCATACTCGTAAGAGACTTCTTCTTCCCCAAGTGTGTGTATTTTGGGGTGTTGTTTTTGCCAGACTGCCCATAGTGCTGCTTGGTCTATCTGCCATATCATTTTATCTGTTTTATACAGATGATAGATATAATCTGCGACCCCTTTCCAATATGTATTGGCTTTTCCTATGCATACAGAGGCATTACAGACATTCCAGGGTTCTAATCGTGCAGGTCTTAATCTCATGCCGATTTCCACCTGTGGAAGCTCTTTAAAAGGGCGGTGTGCAAGTGCATCAACATCTAACAAGCAAGAATATTCACCTGTTTTTTTCATAAACTCATACCAACGGATAAACCGTATGCTGTGATAATATTCCGCATTAGCTTCAGGCTGTTCTACCGTTAGTCCAGTGTCTAGCCCAAGCTCATCTATGACCTGCTCAACAAACTGTGCAGGACCATCCATAATATGCACATGACAGCCATTTCCAAGAGAGGCTAATAGCTTTGCACCAAACTTCCTAAAATATACACCATCACAAAATAAATATGCCACAAACCCTTTGGGGGTGGGTCTTATTTCGGTGACATGGGGTAGGCTATACCCAAGATACAAAGGCGTAGTATCTGTAAAAACACCTCTAATATCTTTCTCATGCTTCCAATGGGAACGCATAACATCAAAGTCACCATTTAAAAATGCTTTTGTACCCTCGCAAACATTTAACGCACCTGAACCACTTAACTGTGGCTGATGATAGATAAACCCTATATCTGTTTGATCGACTGCATGATAAGGCGGTAAACCATGCTCCTTGCGTGCTTCCCACTCTTTTTCAACTATATCCATGAAACCCCAGTCCTATGTGTAGAGAAGTGATGAGTTCCTCTACACGAAGGAAGTACTAAATGAGTAGTATGAGTAGTCAAGAGTGTTACCTTGACGTTTTCCGCATTAGCACAAAAATACAAGTAACGCAAGAAAATATTTATATCTTGTGTTGAGTAGTGTGTTGAGTAGTTAGGGTATATTTTTATAAACACTAGGCTTTTAGCCAAAAAAATAAAGGGTTCGACTCCCTCTTTATCCTCCGACATTTTCTGCAACTAACTTTTATTTGCTTCATTTTTATTGAGATATTTTTGGATGGGTGATCTAAGTACTATAATAATAACCCCCATAAAATTATTTGGGTGGTGGGGGGTTACTCAAATCACAAAACCATAGCTTACTCAGTAATTAAATTTCAATAGCTTGCTATATAATAATATTACAATAGCTTGCTATAGAACATAAGAAGAACAAAGCAAAAAGAACAAAACGTGAACAGGTGTTCTCGATATGTTCCTCAAAAGAACAAAACAAGAACGCTTGTTCCTTTACAAGAACATAAGGGGAACAAAACGTGAACGCTTGTACTCCCTTTGTCTGCCCTCAGATTTAACGAATCAACGCTTCTATGTGCAATCATACCAGAAAAACGATAAGTTGAGAGAGACAGCTTAAAACACGTTTAAACACGAATTTAATATAATTCAACATTTCATGTATATACAACAATTATTTATATACCTATATATAAACAAATTAAGAAAATGGGAGTAATCAAGGGGTTTAACCGCCTTGCGTTCGATACATGAACACCAGAAATAAATGTTTAAACAATGCTAATTAAATTCATTTTTATACTTGTATTAGATGCAAGTATATGTATAATACACTCATACAAGGTCATCAAATGAGGTAATAAAATGATCTTTTAAACTCTTATCTCCAGAGGTTCCCCAGATTGACGATCATACCCAGAAACCCCCCTTTAACATATTCTATCAAGGAAGCGTTTAAACGCTTTCTTTATTGAGTATGTTTTAATTTTAACCAAAAAAGGGAAATACAAATGACTAGAGAAGATTATTTATATAAAGCTATGATTATGCTAAATGATCGAGTATTTACACCAGTAGGACATAAAATCAACATTGATATAACGAAAGTTTCTTGTTCTTTGGTTTCTGGCGGTTCTGCATCACAAAAAAAGACGCTGGGTCAATGTTGGGCTAGATCAAGTTCAAATGCTGGCTATAATGAAATTCAAATTTCTACCACTGTAGATGATAGTTTCGTAGCGGTTGATACATTAGCTCACGAACTTGTTCACGCTGTCGATAATTGCCAATCAGGTCATGCTAAAGGGTTCAAAGATATAGCCCTTGCTGTTGGTCTTGATGGTTCAACCAAAATGACTACAGCATGTGCAGGGGAAGAGCTAACAGTTAAGATAAATGCTATAATTGAAGAGCTTGGTGAATATCCCCATGAAGCTATGAACTTTAAAGATCGCAAGAAACAATCAACACGAATGAAGAAAGTTTATTGTCGTTCTTGTGGTTGGAGCTTTAGGGCTTCGCAATCTAACATAGATAAAATGCTCGAATATGACTACGCACCAGACTAACTTGTGAAGATGGTACACTTATAACAGTTTAACTAATAACGAAGGGAGGAGGGGGAGTGTTTAAACGCTTCCCCTTAATATTTCTTTGAGTCTCATTAAGATGAGATTCTAAGAAGTATTAAATACTTCATATTATTAATTTTAACTCATGAAGGGGGTTTTTATGTTAGTCCAAGATTTTGCTGGGACAAAAGTCACGACAAAGGGAAATAATACTTTTGTAGAAGGTAATGATTTTGCTTTTTTTCAGTCTTACGACACGATGATTGCTATGAGATTTGTTTTAGAAAATGGCGAGAAGAAAATTTATCTTGATTTAAATAATTGGGATTATTCAACGACTACTGGAAAATATAGAAACATTTTTTTAAATGAAAAAAAAGCTGAAACACTTAAAAAAATAAATAGTGGTGAATATACTTTAGTTGATTTGAATTAAGGAGTTTTTTATGTTGTGGGTTTTATTGTATCTTTTTGTTAGTTGGTATTTATTAATATCACTAATACAAAAACAGTAGTTTAAAGGGGGGAGTGTTTAAACGCTTCCCCTTTTAATATTTCTAAGAGTAGCTTTAAGGAGCTATTCCTAGAAGTATTACGAAATACTTCATTTTTTTTTAAATAACCTTTGAAGGGGGTTTTATGATGAGTAGAAAATTAGAAATAGAAGTTTACAATTTTGACGACTTGAAAAAAAATGATGAGTTATGTGATAAAATTTATCATAAATTTTGGATAGAAAATCCTGATAATATAAACTTAAATGCAGATGAAAATATATATAGTTTTAAAAAGTTTGCTAAAGCATTAAAAATGTCTATTGATTTTTCTTTGTCAAATTCAGAACATCAAGATAAGTCATGTTACATTAAACTTAAACCTAATTCTCAGATGGATAATACAGAATGTAGAAATATTGTTACAAATTATGGTTCTTCTTATTGGATTTGCGAAAACCTTAAAACATTTACTCTGGAACTTTTAGATCAGGAAAAATATCAATATTTATGTGAATGGTCATTTAATGATTTTGTCCTAGAAATTCAAGAAAAAATGTTTGACCTTTGGTTTGCTGACAATCGTGATTATTATTCTAAAGAGTATTTTTTAGATCATATTGAGTGTAATCAATACGAATTTAACGAAGATGGGGAGTTAGTATAATGAAGGAAGTACTAGGAATTATCTGCTTTGCTTTTGCAGGAATGTTATTTATTGCAAGCAAGGATTATCAATATTTTGGCGAGTCACCAGAATTGATGACAGCAAGCCTATTAATTAAAATGTTATTACTCTTACTGGGGTTTATTGTTGCTTTTTCTGGTTTTTACCTTGTGATTTCAAATAAAGAGGAGGACGCTGATGAGTAGCATGACAAGTGATGCAACATGCACAAACTGTGGCTCGACCAATGCATATCATGAAACTTTTGAGGATGATGAGATAGGAAGTATTACAGGGTGTTTTAACTGTGGGTGGTATGAAGTGTACCGAGAAGATGCGGACACATTAGAGGTGCTTGAGGATTTTGAAGGGGTTGGACATGCGTATGCCCAAGAAGATATTAACGAAGGAAGGCGAGAGAAGGAAGAGAAGACAGGAGACAAACGATGAGTGACAATTGCAAGTATGTCTGGTTTAACAAATCACCAATAGGCTTTCATGTTCATGTTGAAGGGCAACAACATCCAGATGGATATATCAAAGAAGTAGGTGGCTATCGTTCTGGAAAATTTATTGTAATACACAATAATTTACCTAAAGGACTGAACTCTAAGCCTATGCCTTTAGACCAAGCAAAAGATTTAATAACTAGGGTGATAAAAGAGGGTGTTTAAACACCCTCATACCCTGGCGAGAGGGCTTATATATTTTTTAAATTTTTCCCACCCAAATTTAGGCGGTTGACCATATACAATTACATTGACGACCTTGTGCCTATTTCCCCCCAATAATCTATCCATTAGATCAAGTTTGGATTTTAATAATGCAAGTGTTTCTTCTTGCATTTCCCCCTTTGGATTTTCGTTAAAATTTGATGCCTTTATGTTTGGATTCCATACAGAATTATAAATGTTTTCATATGATCGACATATATCATACTCAATTCTATTTATTTTTTTTGTGGATAATCCTAACCCCAGTATATCTTCAGGTAAGTTTGCTTCAATATTTGCCTGTTTTTTTCTTGCCAAAGCTCTTTGGATAAACTGTTTCATCTCAAGTTTTTTCTTTTGCTGGCTTCTCTTCTTTTGGATTTGAATTGCTTTGTAAATAGCCATACTTTTCTAAAATATCCTTTGGAGCTTCGCATTTATTAACTTCTGTTGGCTTACCACCATAGTTTGCTGACCAATACCCAGATTTGGAAAAGTGAGAGACTCGCCTTTCCCATTCGCACATTTTTGGGATTTTATCTTTGCTTGCAAGCGGATTATCATAATCATTGTACCTTTCCTGGTTTAAGAAAGTTGATAGCATCAGTATATATTTTTGCTCAGTTTCCGCATTTTGAAAATTATATTGATTAACTCCATTGAGGATTACATCATGCGAGCTTTTTTGTAAACATTTTCTGTAGGCTAACAACGCAACACTTTTGCCTGTTTTTTTTCTCCAAAGTTTCCAAATTGTACCAAAGTTATCTTCAATATCCTTATCTAAATCCTGCCTTAAAGTTTTCTTCTTTTTAACACTTTTCTTTGTATTGTTAGTTTTTGTATTGTGATTAGTGTTATTGTCTATTGTATGTGAATTTGTAAGTGATTGATTTAATTCATTTTCACTATCTTTTACTATCCGTTTACTCTCCGTTTGTATTCCGTTTGCTAATCGTTTATTGACCCTTTGGAGTTCGTTTAGTACTCGAGTATTCACCAAATGCTTACCATCAAATTCAAGTTTATTTTTGCTCACAAGTGACAATAAATGCTTTCTGATTATGTTAGGTTTTGAATTTAATGATCTCATCAATCTTTCGTCTGTTGGCAATATTCCACCACCAGAAGAATACATTAGGCAAATTGCCTGTATATACACACCTACCTCTGAACAGTTTAAACCCAAAGTTCCAACCAGAAATTCATCTGGATTAAATTTCACATATCTAATTTTTGCCATTAGTTGCTCCCTTCAAAGCTCTAAGTACAGTTGTCCTTTCTTTGTTCATTATCTTACCTATTTCTCCATGTGATTTGCCTATATTCCATAATTTTTGATAGCAATATAATCTGGCAGTCACAATAGATTTGTCTTGCCTGTTGCCAAGCAAGGCTAAAACACTAGGAATATTAAACTTGCTAATTGCTCTCTTCTTCAGTTGAAGATAATTGTTGGTTGCATCCATTTTCCGCACCTTTTATCAAATTAAAAAAGTCTGTGTTCAGTCTAGTGATGATTAAGGGTACATTACGGTCTGATTTAGCGACTACAAAGTCGTTACCCTCAAGATACTCATAGATTTGTTTAAATCCTTTAGCTCTAACTTTGCACTCAATGGTTTTTGTTTTGCCATGAATCTTCGTAATTAAATCACCTTTTAACCAAGTTGCACCTGATAGCGGTACTTTTTTGCTATCAAAACCATGACGTTTAAACATCTCGTTTATCTCTCGTTCAAACCTATCGCCCTTTTGCTTGCGTTTATTTGACATGATCTGGCTTTATTAATTCTTTAATTAAATCTACATCATTAAAATAATTTTTGTCTGGATATTCCTGCGAGTGCCACTCTAACATTATCCAAACCCAATGATCGGGTATTCCACCACTCCCTCCTGTTTTACCTTTAGGTGTAGCCCATCTATAGACTTGGCTCTCATTAATGCCAAAACGATCTTGTATTTTTTGATTGCCTTTGGCAAAACTTCCATCTCCTATATCTTCGACAATGGCTTTAGCCCATTCGCATTTTCTATTCATTTTATTATCCTTTAATTGTTGACTTGCATTATGTACCATTGTATAACATACAAATCAATAAATTTTTTTGAAGGGAAAATTTGGAAATGAGACAAATGATGAGTGAAACAGAAAAGGAAATTTTTACTAGAGAAAAATGGGAGGAAATATGCCATTCATTAGCTCCTGAAGGGCTATATGAGGATGGTGAACTTAATGATTATGAGGCGAAACAAAAGTATAAATCTTTGATGAAAAGAGGCAAAAGACTTTATGATGCAGGGTATTTCTGCCCTAAAAATGTTTACGATATGTGTGATGACCCTGACTCATTAAAACCTTTTTTAAAGGAGGCAAACCATGAGTAATTTTTTAACGAAGAACCAAATAAAAGAGTTAGAAAAAAAGAAGTGGGATATGTTGCCAACCAAGAAAGGAATGGCATGGGTTGGAGATGACTGGGACTCTAAAACAAACCTTCTTTGTTTGATGGAAGAGCATTTCCCTGAGTTAAACTTAAATCCAAACAAAAGTTATAATTTTTTATTTTGTGCCTATGCAGAGGAGGCAAACAATGAGTAAATCAATTATCGAGTACACACCTAATGACTGTCAGCAAGCACTCGCCAATAACATAGCGAATGACCCTGCACGACTAGGTAAAGTAACAGCTTCAACAATTAGAGGTATTCTTGGTTCACCAGAAGATCAGATAAGGGCATACAAAACAATAACCCAAACACAAACAGCAGAAGAAATTGCAGAAATCGGAAATAACCCTAGAGTAATGATGGGAACGTGGACAGAGTGTTTAAACAAGCTCTTCTTAGAAAAAGAGCTATATATCAAAATTAAAAATATAGAACCTTTCGTACACCCTGATAATCCACTACACACCGCTAGTCCTGATGGAGTGGTTGTCGGTGCTGATGTATCAACCATTGTGGAATGTAAACATACAAGCAGTTTCAATTCAGTCGATAAGGTACATGATACATATTACCCTCAATTACAATGGCAACTATATGTGACAGGCTACCCAAGAGTTATTCTATCTGTTATCTATGGAAATGATTATAGGTTGCCTGATAGTGTTACTTATGTCGAAAGAAATGAAGAATATATAGCTGAGATGGTCAGCAAGGTGGATGCCTGGTATGAAAGACACATTATTAATGATGAGCCTATTGTTGATGATGTAACTGCACCTCAATTTATTCCGTTAGATCAACGCAAAGACTACGATTACTCCACCAATAATGAGTGGGTTAATCATTCTGTCAATTATGTTATGTCAAAAGAACAACATGATCTTCACATTACGAGCAAAAAAGAAC